CAGGCTATCCTGTTACTCGTGACTTTGAACACCGCATTACCGTAGATAGCGCTTCTTCTTGGGATGTTCCTCTGAAGTCTTTTGTCACATTCCTTAGTTCTGTCTACGGCTATGACATCTCAGAAAGTATTACCATTGATGTTTTAATGCCTTCAGATCACTTTAAGTCTAATCTACGTGACGATGACCTTAGCAGGCGTGTTCGTGATGCTTTACGTGAGGATGATCATAACGAATGAAACATCTAATCATACCAGATTGTCAAGTCAAGGACGGTGTTCCCCTTGAGCATTTGGAATGGATTGGTAATTACATTGTTGATAAGCAGCCTGATGTAATTGTTTGTATTGGTGACTTTGCTGATATGCCTTCACTGTCAGAGTACGACAAAGGCAAGAAGTCTTTTGAAGGTAGACGGTATAAGGTAGATATTGAAACCACCAAGAAAGCAATGGATATGCTGCTCAATCCGTTAAGGGAATACAATGCAAGAGCAAAACGAAACAAGGATAAACAATATAGACCCAGAATGGTTCTCACGCTTGGCAACCACGAAAACAGAATTAACAGAGCAGTCGAAGGAGATCCTAAACTCGACGGCACTATTAGCATCTCTGATCTCGGATACACAGAGAGTGGTTGGGAGGTGTTTAATTTCCTTGAACCTGTTGTTATTGACGGTGTGGTTTATTGTCATTACCTGGTATCTGGAGTAATGGGCAGGCCTATCGGCACAGCATCAGCAATGGTGTCTAAGGTGCATCAGAGTGCCGTTGTAGGCCATCAGCAAGGCAGACAGGTTGCCTATGGTCGTAGGGCTGACGGTAGTAACATCACCTGTATTATCGCTGGTAGCTGCTATCTGCATGATGAAGACTACATGGGTCATCAAGGTAACAAGCATTGGCGTGGTGTTCTAATGCTGCATGAAGTTAGTGATGGTCACTATGATGAGATGTTTGTGTCCTTGGACTATTTAAGGAAGAACTATGCAAGAGCCTAGCCTTGGTCAGATGTTGAAACAGAAGTTAGACGCATCTAAGCAGATTGGGGGTGATCACTATCTAGGTACTATTCAGCCTTGGGATGCTATCATTGCCTGGGGACTTGATCCCTGGTCAGCGAATGTGGTAAAATACATTCAGCGATTCCCTAAAAAGAATGGTAAACAGGATCTGGAGAAAGCAATGCACTACCTTGAATACTTGATTCAGAATTATGATACAATCCGTACTAAATATTACAAGGAGTAACTATGGCGTATACTTTGCGCGATATAATGAGTAAACTTACTCAATATGATGAGATAATGCTGTTGGAGTTACTAAATATATCCGCAGAGGAATTAGTAGAGCGCTTTATAGACAAGATTGAAGAACGATTTGAAATACTAGAGAGAGAACTAAATGACTAAAATGGATACCTATCAGCAGTTTATTGCCAAATCACGCTACTCACGATTCCTGCCTGAACAAAACCGTCGTGAGAATTGGAGTGAAACAGTAGCACGTTATTTTAACTTCATGGAAGATCATCTCCAGAAGCATAGTGAATATACAATGACTCGTGAACTACGTAACAAGTTAGAGTCAGCAGTGGTAAACCTAGAAGTAATGCCGTCTATGCGTGCCATTATGACAGCAGGTAAAGCGCTGGAGCGTGACAACACTGCTGGCTACAATTGCTCATACCTGCCTATTGATGATCCGAAGGCATTTGATGAGGCTATGTACATCCTGCTCTGTGGCACAGGGGTAGGTTTCTCTGTGGAGCAGAAATATGTTAACCAATTACCTGAAGTCCCTGACCAGTTATTTGATAGTCAAACTACTATCGTTGTTGCCGATAGCAAAGAAGGGTGGGCTAAAGCACTACGACAGCTTATGGCTCTTCTATATTCTGGTGAAATTGCAAAGTGGGATCTATCGAAAGTTAGGCCAGCGGGTACTCGACTTAAGACATTTGGGGGAAGAGCAAGTGGCCCCGCCCCATTGGAAGAGTTATTTAAATTTACCATCGCTAAGTTCAAAGGTGCAATGGGTCGCCGTCTCACTTCAATCGAATGCCATGATATTCTGTGCAAGATCGGGGAAGTTGTTGTGGTTGGCGGGGTGCGTAGATCGGCAATGATTTCCCTATCTGACTTGCAAGACGATAAGATGCGTAATGCTAAGTCTGGCGCATGGTGGGAGCAGAATGGGCAACGTGCGCTAGCGAACAATAGCGCTACGTATACACAGATGCCAGATACATCACAGTTCCTGCATGAGTGGACTAGCCTCTATGACAGCCACAGCGGTGAACGTGGTATCTTCAGTCGTGAAGCCTCTGTCAAGCAGGCAATGAAGAATGGTCGCCGTGATCCTAACTATGAGTTCGGCACTAACCCATGCAGCGAGATTATCCTGCGTCCTTACCAGTTCTGTAACCTTACAGAGGTGGTGGTGCGTGCTGAAGACACGGTGGAGGATCTAAAGCGTAAGGTAGAGATTGCCACTATCCTTGGTACATTCCAGGCTACAATGACACACTTCCCGTATCTGCGTAAGATATGGCAGAAGAATACTGAAGATGAGCGTTTGCTTGGTGTATCGCTAACAGGCATCCTAGACAACAAGATGATGGGAGAAGTAAGTGCTGCAACTGCGAAGAATCTTGAACAACTACGACAAGTCGCCGTGGACACCAATCTTCAGTATAGCGGCATTCTCGGCATCCCTCAGAGCGCTGCTATCACTTGCGTTAAACCTAGCGGCACTGTGTCTCAACTTGTTGATTCTGCCTCTGGCATTCACACTCGACATAGCCCTTATTATATTCGTCGCGTTCGGGGCGATAAAAAAGATCCTCTGTCGCAATTTATGATTAATGCCGGCATCCCTGCTGAAGACTGTGTTATGCGTCCAGAGTCTACTGTGGTATTCTCATTCCCACAGAAGTCACCTGATGGCGCTCGTATCCGTGAGGACTTGACAGCGCTACAGCACTTGGATCTGTGGATGCAGTATCAGCGTCATTGGGCTGAACACAAACCTTCTATCACTGTCAGCGTAAAAGAAGATGAATGGCTTGATGTAGGCGCTTGGGTATATCGTAACTTCAACGAGATCAGCGGTATCTCTTTCCTGCCGCATGATGGTGGAAGTTATCGCCAGGCCCCCTATGAAGAGTGCGGTAAGGCTGCTTATGATGCGCTAGTAGCAAAGATGCCTACATCGATTGATTGGGATAGCCTCAATGAGATGGATGATAATGTTGAAGGCGCTCAGACTTTAGCGTGTGTTGCTGGTCATTGTGAAATCTAAGGAGAAACTATGCAGATAACTATGCACATTATTACTGGTATCATGTTTGGGTTGGAGTATTCAGAGCAAGAAGATGAAGATGGCCCATTCAATTGTATTGTTCTTGATCTAGCCATTGTGCGGTTCTGCTGTATGTGGGACAGCAATTAAAGAAGTCTTTAGTTCCTTTGGAGTAAATTAAAAAGCCCCTTAATTGGGGCTTCTTTTTTAGTAACTCCAGAGTGCAGGTCTGGTAGAGCCTTTACCAACATCTAAGTGTATAAACCTACCAGTGCCTTTCTGTTGCACGCCAATACCTGTAAAACCCATTCCAATGGCTTTGTGTAACAGTTCTATAGCAGCCTCGCCTTGAACAGCAACATCGGCAGCAATGCCTTCTGCGTGCGTTCCAGGCACACCCTTGTTCTTTTCTATTGGATGCAGAGGACAGCGATAGCCTGAAGTTATTGGCATAGGCTTACCATAGGCATTGCGTAACTCTTGTAACTTTGCTACCAACTCTTCTTTGATGCCTTCAGAGCCACAGTGCTGACAAGCAAACTCAGATCGTTTAAAGTTAGGATATTTACCCCAGTCTATCATTGGCTTTTTCCTTCTTCATGTTAAGAATCTTCTCAAGCGTTCTACCACCAAAGTAGAAGGACATAATGAGCATCCCCCACTGACCTAGTAACTCTACATAGTTGCTGTTGGCATTATAGCCAAAGGCAGACATAAAGGCAAAGATAAAGTAGGCCGCTAAGATGGCTATAAGCGTCATAGGACGGATGTTCTTAGATAGCCAAGAGTCACTACCCATATCAGCCTGTAAGCGCTTTGTAAGCTCTTCCTGCTCTGTTATATCCGCTTGCATCTTCTGTAACTCACCTTGATGCTGCATCTCTAACAGTTTTAACTGTGCTTGTGCTTTAGCCTCTGGATTAGGAATAACTTTATCCAGGATCTTAGAGCCAATCTCTAGTATTAATGGTATAGGAATCATTGATACTCCATAGTTAGGTACACTGCACCAACAATACACCCAATTACAACCAATATCAGCATCGTTATCCAGAAGGTTAGCAGTGCTGTCTCTATAAACTTATTGGTCTTGGCTTTCTTTGCTAACTCTGCTTTGAGTTGTTGGCGCTTTTCTTCTTCCCTTTGTTGTCTGGCTTTGACTTGGAAGTTATTCCAGTCATCCCACAGTCCAGGCCTGCCATGATATATCATCATCTCTCGCAACTCTTGTTCTTGTTGTTTTAGTTGCTCTAGTGCTAAAAACTCTTCTAAGTCTGACCGCTTCTTAGTGCTAGTCTTCTCTACCTTTTCTTGTAACTTGTTCTTATTATCAAAGTATTCTAGTAGTGACTGACCAGCACTAAGTATCTCGCCTCCATTCTTGATAGCAGTCTTTATTACTTGAAAGGCTGCATTTGCCGCTGCTAGTTCGACTAACATTGGTAAACCCTTTCATGGTTTTATTCTTCTTCTTCTGCTAATGGCGCTCTTTGCGCTTCTGCCAAGAAAGATGCCGTTGCTTGTGGCCCTATCTTTTGTATAGCACTTTCCATAGCCTTTCTTAATGCAGAAGGGTTTTTCATTAAGCGTTCAGCGGCTTTATACGTAAGACCAGAACTAACAAGAATAGGAATAGCAACTTGAGGATTAAATAAGGTTAAAGCACCAGCACCTGTCATTTTACCAAGAATAACAGCTTGCCGATAACCAGCCCCCACTGGATCTTTTTCTACTCCTAAAACATCAACGGCTTGTTGTGCAAACTTCTGCATTGGAGCTTCACCAGCACCTGCTCTTAGTGTAGTTCCTTGACGCACAGCAGCAGCGGCTAATTGCTCTGCACTAAAGTCACCACCTTCTTTAAAGGCTTTCTGTGATGCATCAGCAAATCGATATAGTTTAGCCCACGCATCGTCTGCCTTAGCAATCAGCCCTGTAGTATCTACCCTTCCAGTGTAAGCTCTAAAAGCATTTAGAGTATCTTCATAAGCGGTAGACAAAGCAATACTATCAGCGTCTGTTCCTTTACCGTATTTTTCTATTTGTTTTTTAAGATACTTATCAACTTCTTTTAATTTAGTGCCATCCATAGCAGGAAGTTGACGCATTCCTAAAGGCGCTACTGCACCAGCAGGTTCGGCGCCTAATTTAAACTTGTCTACAATGTTTGCCTTGATAGATGCATTAAATATTTTATCAGCCCTTTTACTCATCTCTTGTCTAGCAGTACCAACTATGTTTCCAATGTCGTTAGCAAGTTGAGCGTCAGGAACTACTTTACCTATCTTATCAAAAGCATCATCATAGAATTTACCAATTTGTCTTTCAACATACCCAGACGCTTGCATACCATCTTTTACTGTTTTAGGCAATGTTTGGTCGATACTACTTAAAACTTCATTAGCTGACGACCTAGTAAACGACTGTCGAATTGTCTTTTCAGATGGGCCAAAACCAACGCTTTCCATTTGCCTAAACACCCACCCAGGAACCCCTTCATAGGCTTGTCCAGGCTTTACCTCTACACCTCTAGCTAATTGCTCTGATACGCCTAGACGCAGTTGAGGAGTCAATGCAGATGCAATCTTGGATACTACTCCTCCAGCCAAACCAGAAAAGCCAACATCTTTTGCCTTAGCTAAAAAGAAAGAATCTTGTTCTTCCTGTGGAGTTGTTGTAGGCAAAACAACAGCAGATCCAGCACCAGCAGCAACTCCTTTTGCTGTTTTAGTGCTAAATAAAGTTTTCCATTTGGCAAGAAAATCAGTTGCTTTAATACCTGCTCCTGCACCAGCACCAACAGCAGGACTCAACACATTACCAACAAGCCTAAAACCATCAAAGCCTTGCTTACCTGCTAACTCTCTTTGTTTTTGATATTCCTTTTCGTTCTGCGCCACCTTTTCACGCTGCTCATCACCAAAGAATTGACGAATAGCATTAATAGGATCTTGTACAGCACCTCTTATCATGCTTTGTGTTGATGGCTCCAACTGAGCCGCTTGCGCTACTCTTTGCATAAAAGACGCTGGCTGAGCAGGAGCAGCAGGCCGA